ACAATTTCTTTTTTTGTACTGTTATTATTACTTATCATTATTCCTTTCATATTTATTTATTTAATTATTAATAATTGATTATTGTTTTCTTTATATGCTTTTAGCATTTTGTCTGTAAGATTTAAAGAATATGTACCTGTAATTTCATCTACTGTATCATCTGCACACATTTGCCTTTGTGTTCCTACCATTACTACAGAGTTCCAACCTGTTACAACATCTGAAAATTGTTTATGTGTTATAGAATCAGTTGATGCTACTGCTATAGTTCCTTTATAGTAATGTAATTTAGCTAATACAATAGTATTATCATAGGTTAATAATCTTTTTTGTCTTTCTTTTTCGTGCTGAATTTGTAGTTCAGCATATTCTTCATCAGTTAATGGTGTTGGTATATTTATATCCATTTCATTAATATTTTAGTTAATAATAATACTGATGCAACTACTAAACAACCAAAACCTATAATTCCTAACCAAGTTTCTTTTCTTGATTCTATTGGTGTAATAGCAAAATCTCTATTATTTTTATTTTTTAAAAAAGTATCAAGTTCTTTTGCGTTTAAGATAAGTTCATCTCTTGTTTCTCTATTAATTACTCTAAATTGTGTTTTCATTGTTTTTGTTTTTAGTTAATAAATAGTTTTTATAAATTATTTCCCATTCCTTTTGGGTGAACACATTATGCGTTCCTTTTTCGCTATGAAACAGAAAAGCCAAAAAATTATATTGAAAAGGTTTTTCCCATTTAACAAATTTACTTTTATTAAATTCTGTTAAAATATTAGATAATTCTAGCTTATATTCTTGAGATATTAAATTGTCTTTATAAAATGTTATTTTCATTGTTTTTGTTTTTAGTTATTTACTTATTGATGAACTAAATATTTGCCCACCCGTATTAATTATAGCTTCTAAATTTGCCTTTGCAATTAATAAGTTTTGTAATTGTTGTTGCATTTCTCTTTTATCAGATTCTTCAATCCAATCAGAAGTTAAATCAAATTGACAATTTTCAATCCAAATTTGTAATTCTTTTATTGTTTGTGTTAATGTTAAATTTTCCATTGTTTTTGTTTTTTATGGGGGTTTTTACACCCCCTTATTATTATTATTTTAAATTTAATACTTTTTCTATTTCTTCTAACTTAGCTAATTCTCTATTTACTTTTTCTATAGCTAAAAATCTGTGTGAAGGTTTATTCCAGTCAAATCTAAATATTCCTGCATCTCTAGGATGTGAATTTTTTCTGTCTTCTATTTGTTTTATTATGTTACTTAATGTCATTGTTTTTGTTTTAATTAATATTGGTACAAATGTACAACAAATATTTATATTAACAACTATTTTAACATAAATATTAAATAAGTTATTAACAATTTAATTGTTAACTATATGTAAGTTGTTAATTATAAGTAGATTAGAAGTAGTGTACTAACCTTGCAATTTGTCCTGATTCTTTAGAATGTATAAAACCTTCTACTGCTTTTTGTACACCACAGTAACCTTTTCTGCTATGCCAACTATCAGTTCCACTTGGAGAACGCATATATTCTACAGTAACACCTATAAAATCTTTTGCATCTCTCCACTTGTATTTTATTTTGTGATGTAAGTGATGTAGATACCAATATCTATATTTAGTATCTGACCAATCATTAGGTCTTTCATTTGCCATAAGCATAGGAAGATTATCCATTTTAGCACCGTCTCCGTGTTCAAGTCCTATTAAGTTTAACCCATACTTATAATACTTTCTATGTGCTACACTAATATCAAATGTAACATCTTTAGCTTTTCTAAACCAACTTTTTAGTGAATGTGCTAAATGAAATCCTGACTGGTAATCGTGATTAGACATACAATGTACAACATCAACTGGTGCAACCTCTCTAAGTATTTCTACGCATTTAACATATAAATCTAAAGCTAGTTCAAAATGTTGCCACCATTTACCATTAACATCTTGTCTTGTACCTGCCGTAGTTTGATTATAAACATTGTCAATGTGCAATATATCGTTTCCTATGCAAAATAACACCTTATCAATACTAAACCCCTTTGCTTTACTTAAAAGCCCTGTAACACCCTCTAAAACCCTTTTACAAGCAATCTTACTATTATACTCATCATTAGTTTCTAATGCTACTGCAAGTTTTCCTATATGAATGTCAGCAGGATTAATAACTAATAAGTGTTCTCCCTTAGTCCTTTTAATTGTTGGATATGTAGGTGCGTGATTATCTATTAAGTTTTTAATATCTTCAAGCAATTCGTTTTGCTCTACACCATATTGTTCTTTGGTAACTATAGAGAATCTAAGTTCTCCTGACATACTTTGCCAATGCTTTACACTAACTATGTCTTTTTTATTAATACCTCTTTCTTTTATATGTAAATCAAGAGCAGTATTACCATTTATGTTATCTAAGTTTTGCCCTCTGAACTCATTGATTAATTCAACTTCTTCAGAGGACAATCTTAGTCGTTTCCCTTGTGAGGACAATTTATTTTGCTTCTTTACCAAAGTCCTGTAAACCTGTAACTCCTAGTAGTGCTAATAAAGCCCAAAATATTTCGCTAACGTGAACTTCATCTACACCTAAACTTCTAGCAATAAAAGGTACTACCATAGCTGCTATTGTGTACCATACTTTCTTTGATTTTAACATAGTCATTATTAAATATTCTTTCATTTTATTTGTTTTTTATTAATAATTTAATATTCTCGCCACCTAAATTAAGTATTCTCCTCATCAAAAAATCCATAGCATCTTTAGAATTACTAACATAGTCCTGTTGATTATGTGTTCCTACTAGAATACAACCTAATGTATCTTCAGGTTTATTCCCTCTATGAAATAAGATGTAACTTCTATTAGGTACTTCTTGTACTAGAAGATGTAAATAATCTCTTGTAGCACTCTCTCTAGCTAAACGTAACCTTACATTGTAATTACCTTCAGGTATGCAACTTATGTTACGTTCATTGTTTATATATGGATTCTCTAAAGTATCACATACATATTCTTCATTCAGATATAACCTACCTGAAATAGATTTATCTGTAAATATTTCTCTTTCAAGAAGTAAATTAACCTTGACCTCTTGACTTTTTTTTAAAAGCAGTTTGTCCTTTGGAAGCATTTTTTGAATGTACTCCTTTACGTTTAGTAGGAGTTTTTTTAATGATAGTATAAGATTTAATTTTTTTTGGCATTTTTCTTTTTTTGATTATACCATTTATCTAGAGTATATGCAATAGAAACAATTAGCAGTATAATCTTAAGTGCTAGTTCTAAATTAGTAAATGTTGTTACACTTAGGACTGTTCCGTTTACTGCTGCTACTTCTAGTGTGTCCTGTACTGTTTTTTGTATTGGCATTTGTCAAGTATGTTTTTAATTTTATCTTATTTACTTCTTTTACTTTATATCTTTTCTTCATTATGTTAAATCAGGTGTTAGAAAATCATTTAAAGTAATCTTATTTCCTTTTGCACTAGGTCTATCTAAATTCATTCCTTGATAACTATATCCATTAGAATCAGGAGATACATCTGCACCTGAATTTGTATTGTATTCAGGAAAACGACTTATATTGTTTTTTATAAAATCTATCATTCTCTCAATAAAATATTCTCCTGTATTAAGTATTTCACTTCTAAGGTGTTGTGCTTCTTCTGTAGATAAAGCTACACCTGTTTCTGATGTCTTAGAGTATATGTTACCTGCTTCTATTTTAAATCTTAAAAATGGAAAAGCCATATATAAAGCCATATTAGGTAAATAATCTCCTATATAATCGTTAAGCAACTCTTTATAATATTCATTACCTGCATTATTAATTGTACCTGCTATTATAAGGTCTTTTAACTTCTGTGTTAGTTTTGTGCCTAACTTAGTTTCACAGTAAAGTCGTTGTGCCTGTCGTACATACGGAAGTAATAGAGAACTATCTACTGAACCATATATACTTGTACTGTCCTTAAGCTTATCTTCTGATATAAATAAAACGTATGCCATATTATCTCTTTTTTACAAATCCGTTATTAGGCATATCTATAGGTGCTACAGAAACTTCTTTTGCGTTTCTAGGTAATTTTACACCTCTACTTCTTGCCTCTGTTGATGTTATTATAGTGTCTGAATTTTTAGGTCTGCTTCCTGTCTGTACTAGTATGATTCTGAAGAATTTATGGTAACAGTTCCCACCTCCCTTATATTTCCAAATTGAGTATGTATTAGCACCTCCTTTACCCCAACCTGGATTTACTGCTCTCCTACCCATAGCAATTATATCTTCCTTACGATATATTTTATTAGCAGCTATCATTTTTCTGCAAAACTCTCTTTCTCCTGATGCCTTACCTGCATATCTATATCTTACTCTGTAAATGTCATCTTTGTATTTTTCTTGCTTACTTCTTTGGTCTTGACCTGACTTTCTGTTAGGATAAGCTGAACCTGTAGTAGCAAACTCGTAGTAAGATAAATTAAGTTCTTCTTCAAAATTAAAATCTTCTAATTCTTCTTCTACTTCTTGCTCGTGATATATTTCCCAACCTTCAGGCATATCTTCTCCATATTCTTCTATTGCATTATCTAATTCAGTTTTTTGATAGCAACTCTTATCACAAGTATCTATATTTTTACCACAATCACAATCTTTAGCATAGCAATTATTATCACAATTATCTTTATTATAACTACAATTACAATCTTTTTCTAAGTTAAGGTTTTGATCTTCTTCTACAACCTCATCTTCTGCTAATGCTTTTAACCCCAGTTCTTCTCTTATCTCATCTTGTGTCATAACTGACTTAAGTGTTTCCATATCAAACTTAGAAGTAATAGGTTTTGACTGTATAAAAGAGAAAGGTATATTTATACCATTAACTGCAAATATTTTAGATAACGTTTTGATTATTTGATTCTGATAATTTTTAACTACAGTATTTAAGTATATCTCAAATGCACTATTCATTTCATCTACGTTAGAACCTAGTCCATTATTCTTATCTCTTATACCAAATAGTAAAGGAGATGTAACTCTGTGAGCAGTTAAAATATTTTGAACTAATGTTTCCTGCATATTTAAAAACTGCTTGTCGCTATCACTCATAGCTATAGGAGTTATTTCAGGTGTTCTAGTTTTATCATCTGAAAAGGTTAAAACTAAGCTACCTGCATTTTGACTACCCTGAAATTTAGAAGCTAAACTTCTTTCTATTTGATTTCTTTCTTCGGAACTCGGAACTCCATTTGCAAACGAGATTAAGTGTGTACCACTAAACCCTGAACTTACTACATTAAGCATATATTCAGAAACCTTACTATCTGTAAGAATCCAACAGTTAGCTGCAATATAATCAGGAGTATGGTATATATCCATATTAGGACTGTATAAACCTGTATATAATATTTGACTAGGATTAGTTCTGTCGTTTGGATTAAAAGCTGCAACCTTCATAGGTTTGTTAGTCCTTGTATTACTCCAATCTGCACATACATAGTAACAATCTACTTTACCCATAGCATTAGGTTTTCCTGCTCTTATACGTTCAACTCCAATATGGTGTATCTCGCTTATAGCAGTTCGTGCCTTATTCCAAATAATATGTAAAGCAAATGCACCCTGTAGCTTAAAGTCAAATGAAATCTTTTTAATTACTTCGTGTAAAGTTTCCTTACTATTAGCTTCAGCAAAGAATTGTTTTAGCTTTACAAATTGTTCTAAGTTTTCATTCTCATCTACTACAATGTCTTCTCCTGCAATCATATCAGAAGTAGTTGTTACAATAGCAGAATGTGTACTAGAAGAATTGTATAAATCTATTAAAAAGTTTGGATATAAATTTTTCCATTCTCCACTTGCATCTGAATATTCTATATAATCTCGCCCTCGTACTTCTTGTACGACAGGACTTGTTTCAGTTGCTAAAGATACATTTAGTATGTTTTCCATAATTTAATTTTATTCTTGTTCAGGTGTCCAATCAGAACCTCTTACTATTGCTAATATCTCCTCGTGAGTATATTGGTCTAACCCCTCTAAAAAAGATGGAGTTTCGCCCATAAATTTAGCAATAAATAATGTACCATCTAATGACTTTCTTACAGTTGCAGGAGAATCCTCTACTATTTGTGAGAAATCACATACAGGGTTTCCTTCTGCATCTACTTCAGTCAATAAACTTGTGTTTGGTGTTGTATATATCATAATTTTAATTTTTTAAGGTGTATCTTCTACTATATCTGATGCAGACATATTAGTCATAGTACCATAGTTGTTTTCTGTAAATAAATCTATTGTTACAGGTAATCCTGTTGTTTTAGCATAAGTTTCTGCTTGTGTTTGTTCTTCTAATTGTGCACCAAATATTTCAACCTTATCTCCTGTAGTGTCTATATTAAAATATGCCCTACCTGTTGTACTATTAGAAGTTACAGTTTCAGAAAATCTTTGCCATTCATTTGTCAAAATAATTGTTGTTGCAGCATTATTTACATTTCTAATTTTAATATTTCCTGTTCCTGTTATTCTTCTTGCATAAAAAGAAACTGTATAAACTAATCCATTTGTAATTGTAACATAAGCACCTAACTGTGTTCCTGCACCTGTATTTTCAATTATATAAGCATTAGTTCCCCCAAAAGGGTCTAAACCTGTGCTTGCAGTTCTACTTACTTGAGTAGACATACCCCAAAGAGTTTGACTAAAATCTTCACTATAAGGTAATAAGTTAGTAGTAGATGATTTTCTTACTGCTG